AATCTTTTGAATTGACAGCAAAAGATGGTTGTGTAAATCTATATCCCTGAGGCCTAGTTTTTTTAACTTCACGAATAGCTTTTGCAAGATATGGATTATGTTCTGGGCTGTTTGGATTATTTACTCTTTCATATGATTCTTCTGGCGAAGTAGGTGGTTTCCAATCTTTATGACCTGGAATAACATCATTTTTACTTGCAGCAACAAAAGAACCTGTTTTATGGTCGTACTTCTTTGTTCCATCTCTAATATCATCATACTTATCTGGATGATTCTTTCTGAGATAATCATTTACATGCATTCTATCTCTAAGGAAGTTTGCTCTATTAGTATCGCCTGGATTATGACCTTTTTCTAGATGTGTTATAACTCTCTTTTGAAACTCGGGATTGTGCTCCATATGTTGAGCAAGAGTCCACATTGCATTACTCTTACGCTTTACAGCATTTGCAAGTTTTGCTTCTCCTTCTGCATCATTACCAAAAGTTGATAGAACTTTTTTGTGAATAGCAGTTCTATTTGCCATTTCTTTCGGGCTTTGGTCTCTTTTCAGAAGTCTATTTACTGTTCTTCCAATAGACGCTTCTTCCAAATACTCTCTAAAGGTTTTCATTTTCTTTATCCTTAATCTGGATGATATCCCCACTCATGGTGTGAATCACCATTTGTGTAAATATGTCTTGCTGGAACCCGCCTAGAAGCAATTTTATAATTACCATTCAAATTAGCTTCACCATGTTCTTTAGCATATTCTTTAGATGTTGTGACCCAATCACCAGGTCTTATCATATTTCCTATTGGATTTTCAGTTTTCATAGCTTTTTTGTGAACTTCTGTTGGAATTGCTCTGTGTATCCAAACTTTTTTGTCTGGTTGATTGCGATATCTTACAATTTTATCATGGTTTTCTCGATCATAATCGTTACCATGGTCTGAATAGTATCTAAATCCCTTATGACTGTAAAAGTCTGATGGGTAGATACCATTAGAAGACACATCATGCAATGGAGCACCACTGTCTGGTCCAGGAGAAGTATGCATACCTCTATAGTCTTCAGATTCTTTTATAAACTGTCTAAAGGTTTTCATTTTCTTTATCCTTAATCTGCTTCAATAAGTCAGAAGTAGAACCAACAAAGACTGCTTTATCAATATTAGTCACACTAGCCTCTGCAACTTTCTTTTCTTCAGTTGTCAAGTCTTTTGTCTTTTTCTGTAAGTCATACAAGTCTTTTGTTGTATCAGCCACTGTCTTGATAAGAGTTGCTAGAACTTCATACGCTCTAGGGCTTTCACTTTCTTTGGCTAAGTCAGTAATACCCTCAATAGCGGAGTTACCCTTATCAATCAAGTCTCTAAAAGTTCTGCGAGACAAAGCATAGTCCTGTTCTATATCGCCAGGTACTTTCTCTGTCTCTAAAACAACTGGAGTAGTGTCACTATTTTCTATGACCTCCAGCTGCTTATTATTCTCTATGCCAAGTGCTTCAGATAGCGCATCGCGTGTCTTGCTCATTATACATCCTCAGTGTCTGGCCATTCTGTAATCGTAGTTGTGTACCCAAAGTCATCTCCGGGTTCAGCATCTAGTGGGTCTGGTACAATCTCAATAGAAGCAAGTTTGATTGGTGTAGCATCAAAACTCGCAATGTTATATGACGCATTGGATGAAACAGCACGAATAGTATTGTTTGTGTCAAATCTACCCTGAGTAGCACCAATCACAAGTCTACCATTCGTAGCATTCCATTCATTCACTCTACCAAATGCTGTAGCTGTGAGATAGTTGTCACCCTGATAAACAACATCATCAATCTTGAATGTACCACTGCCTGAACCCGTATTGATTTTTGTGATATAGCCACGAACGAGTTCTGGGTCGTTCCAGATGTTTGTGATGACCTTGCGGATAATCTTCGGAGTCTGAACTGGACCGTAATAGTAGCCCTTGACTGTGAAGTTCAGTGTCCAGTTGATATAGCGAACTGAGTCATAGTTACCTTCATACTGAACAGACTGATTCACTGAGTTAAGAATGATTGGAATATCCTTGAGAAACCCCATCTCTGGAACTGAGTTGATGGTCACTGTATAATCTGGCGTAAAGTATGGTAGAATCTGCTCTACAATCTGTGTGCCATCATCTGTATTCTTAGCATATATCTCCAGAGTGAATGACAAGTCGTATGGTACACCCATATACTGAGATGCTGCGCGATACGCTGTATTAGCTGTAGCATTTCTGAGTAGTGAGTTTTGCTTTCTGCCTGGGTCATACGAAATACCATCAATCTCAAATGACATGCGAGGCAAAATAGCTTGAACTGGTCTAGTCAAATCTGGGTCTGATTGGAGTCTTGTTACATACTTTTCTTTTGGACCATATGTAAGAGGCACACGAATACGCTCTATCTCTTTACCAGTAGTATCATTCATTCTCTTTAGAATGATGTTATTGAACATGTTACCAAATACGATAACATATTTTCTGGTTAGCTGATAATAAAAATGTGAGTTACTGAGCATTTTTTACTTGACAACCTCTTGACATGGTAGTACAATGGCTATGTCAGCCATCATATGAATAATATTATATATCTTATGGTATACCGAATGGATTAATCTCTGATAAATCAATAAAGTTATCTGCTTCAGTTTGTATTCGTAAGTTCTCAAAGTCATCAAAGTCTACATAGTCTCCAATCTCATCAGAGACAGAAACAGTGTATGTGACATTAGATGTGTTACCTCTGAGTGTCTGGCCATCAGTAAAGTCACCCATTACATTAATGACTTCTAGATGACCATTAGAAGAAATCCACTCTTTGACTTCACCCTTTGCAGTAGCGTATGCTACATTAGCACCCTGGAATACAATTTCACCTTTCTGGAAGTTACCAGAACCAGCTGATACAGTCAGTGCTACTGTGTATGCAATCTTTTCTTCAAGGTCATCAATCTCAGAAACACCAGTATTGAGGTCTCCCTGTGCATAGCGTATAGCTTCAGCACGAAGTTCATACATGTATGGTGCTCTCTTGCCTAGAGAGAAGAATAGTAATTCATCTTCAACAAACTTGATTTCAAATAGCTTCTTCATCAGAGGCACATATATTAAGTCACCTTCTCTTGGTCTAATAGCAGTGGTAGATGGTACATATCTTTCAAATGTTCTGCGAGGTACAACAAAGTTTGATGTATCACGAACTTCAAGACCAAACTTGGAGAAGAAGTCTAGGTCACCTTCAAAGCCAGCAACATTAGCGATATACATCTCCATGAGATATGCTCGCTCATACTTTGCTTCAGCCATTTCACCGAATACTTCATCAATGTCATTATAGTTTTCACGAACAATGTAATAGATGTCATGCCCATGGATTTGAGTTGTTTCCACAATCAAATCTTCAAGCAATCTCTGCTCGTTTATTACACCTTCTGAGAAGTTATTGAAATATCGGTTTGTAGCCATGAGATTATCCTAGCAAGAATGCTTCGGGTGGCATCTCATATGTCATTCTCATCTCTTCTTCTAGTTCTTGAATCTCTTGAAGCGATTCTTGAAAGATTGTTTGACCATCCATCTGAACACCACCTGGGAGTTGAAGCCCAGTATACTTCTTCATATTGTTGCCCCATTGCTTTTTGATAAGTGCTGTACAGTATCTCTGTAGCCACTTATCTGTCCACACATCATTATATGTATCTGGGTCAACAATAACATATGCTTCAAGAAGAAGATATTCACCAACTTCAATATCATTCTCCCAGTCCATATCAATGTAAAGTCTATCTGTATGCTTGTTGAAACGCACAGGAACTTCACCTGAGAACAGCAAATCAAGTGTTCTGATATGCTGCATGGTGAGAGTATAGTTCACATATGAAGTGGAAGTGAAGTCATATAATTCATGAAGCCTGAGTTGATAACGCAAATCAAACATATTCACAGATGCATTTGAAGAAGTTACGGGAAATATCCTAGTGACACCCTTTACATTTTCGGTGAGTGATAAGTAACCGTTGGTCTTGTTGTCAGCCGTGACTTGGTGTTTAAGATATGTTTTTTCCGTACCATCAAAATGAAACTGCTGAAAATATTCCAGTGCTTCATCAACTCTGTCATCAACTTGGTCATCATCAACATTGATTTCAATAACTGGCCAACCTAACCTTCTGAGGCAGTGGTCCTTGAACTCTTCTCTTGTCGTTGGTTTTGCCACGATGATATTCCTTTATTGATATTACCTACTATTTATAATATCACCTTCATCATGTTCTATAGATTTTTGGCAATGATTCGGGTCTATTTTATCGGCAATATAGCAAAATACTTTGCATAGATAGCAAGTTTCAAGTATCTTGGCGCATCTAGAAGAAATAGTTTCATCTGGGTCACCGCCTAGAAGAGTATTTCCTAGCTGGTCAACTGAGATTAGAATGTTCCAGAGATACTTATGCAGGTTCATTTGATGCTGGCCAATATGCAGTATTAGCCCAATCGTCAGGGATTGGGTCCATATCTTTCAATGCTCTAGCAGCAAAGATATGCGCTCTTTCATGTTCTGCTGCTGTTTGACCAAATGAGATGACAGTAGGAGCATCCATCTGTACCACTGAGTTATCTTGTGCAATCCAAGAGAATGGTTCAGAACCACCATGCCATAGATAGTTGTTTGCTTCTGCACCTTGTGATGCAGCCATAAAAGCAAGAAGTGCTGCTCCAGAGATACGTTTCTGATCTTCTGGTCTGCTATCGTATTTTACACCATCGAACCAGAACCCATCTGCGATAAGTTCATCTCTAAAACCAGTGATAGAATCGAGTGTTCTGGTTCTCTTAGCAGCAAGTTCGGCAGCAATTTCTTCAGATGTCTTGTCACGAACTACCCAATCGACTGCTTGAGAATCCCATTCTAAGACTTGAGAATCAGTAATAGTTGGTGTATCCGAAACTTCAGTATATCCAGCATCAGCGATTTCTTCTGCTGTAAATGAAGTTGGGTCAGTTCTTGTTCTACCATCAGACAGTCTAATTCTGAATGGTAATGTTTGTGGATATGCTCCGTTATATGAATATAGTGCCATTGTATTTTACCTATTTACCTAAATGCAACAGTTGTTAATACACCATAAGTAGAACCAGTTGATGATACTGAAAGCGTTCCTGTTGTTGCTGCTGTTGTGGAAGCCCCCTCCAAATAATCACTGCTCTTTGTATAAGAATATCTTTCTGTGGTGTTTGTCCAGTTAGCAACTCCATTACCAACGCCTAAAGCGGATATAACATAATCTCCAGCATTAACACTTATATTTGTAGTATATGTAGTTGTTGTGTTATTATGGGCATTGTATACAGGTGAAGTTACTGTAGTAACATTTATTAATCTGAAAACTCCTATAGCGATTCCATATGCGATAGTTCCGTTAAAATTTAATGCAATATTTGCTGTCGTTCCTGAAGGTACACTAGCGTATATTATTGCACTTCTTTCCCATCCAGCAGCAGCACTTGTTTGTAAAAGAGTTGCACTTACACCACCAATCGTAGCAGAACTTAATAGTCTATTAAAGTTGCCTGCATTCCAACTAACAGTAACGGCAACTGTTCTATAGGAATCTGCTGCACCAATATCTACTGAACTAAATGTGTAACTAGAGCCAGTACTTCCTACAGAAGTTGATGTTACATAAGACGCTGAAAATGCAGGAATCTGATTTTTAGGAAACTGAGTTGTTGACTTGAGATTCCAGATACCCTTTGCTTTTGAATAGTCTAAATCAGCAACAGTCTCAGGAGCAGCAACATCTTCTGACTTGAGAATACTCCAGTTGTTGAAATATCTTTTTCTACCTTTGCGAAAGCCACCAAATCTACTTCTACTCATACATTTTCTCCATTAAAATCCTGAGAAGTCATACGAGACATTTTCAGACCAGTAACGAATTTGACCTATTGTACCGCTAAAATTACCTTCATAACTTGCAGTCAAATCTGCTGTCCCACCACTTACTTGACCAAATCCTTTACTATCAGTACCATAAACATTTGATTGTGTGCCATTACTTGTGTCTGAACCTAATAGTATTTTAGGATATACGCTACCCCTTCCACCGGGTTGAACATAAACCTTCATTGTATACGCTGAAGAATCTACTGCGAAATAATATGTTGCTAGTGAACCAGTATATGTACTAATATTAACTTCAATTTCAGCAGACCCCGCATCAGTGTTCCATGCAGAATCGCCAGTGGTTGTAAATGCTCTTGCCCTTAAAGTTCCATTATTCACACCGACTGCAAAACCGGTTCCAGCATTACCACCAAGATCAATAAGAATACCAGTATCGGAAGCAGAAATATTTACATCTATTGCCACTAATAGGTCAGTATTACCGTTATTAACACCAGTATCAGTACTAGGAAAAGATGACACAGTATATGAAGGTGTGCCATAGACAGTTTCATAATCATAATTTGTCAGACTAGAAGAAATACTTTCTAATACTGCTTGAAGATTAAAGATACCATCATTTGAAGCAATTGGCGCTGTTGTTCCTGGTCGCAAAGCGCCTGTAGCAGCCCACCACCAGTCATCACCACTCGTTACAATAGTTCCAGGGTCTTCTGAACCTGCTGTTGCAACCTCTTTATACACAACCATGACAGAACCACCGGTGCCTGAAACTCCAAATGTGTGGAAATCTGCGAGTGTATAACCTGAAGGTGGTGTTGGTGTGGAAATAAGGTCATCATCTAGAAACGCCAGAGCAACAACCATTGCACCGTTTGTAACAGTCGTAATTGCTGCGGGATTTGGGTCACCAGCTGTGCTTGTTGCAGTTGCCACAGTAGTATCAAAAGGTGTTGTTTGGTCTACTCCACGAAACACGACTGCTAGATGGCCACAATCTGAAGCAGCAGTCAATCCTGTCACCGAAGTATCAACAGGGTCTGGCATTATCTTACCCA